GGTGGGTGCATTAAAAGCGATGGGTGCTTTGGAGATGGGACTTGCTGAAGAAGAACTCCAGCCGCTTGTGGATTCGTGGAGAGCCGCCAATCCGAATATCGTGCGGTTCTGGTGGGATGTTGACCGTGCCGTAAAAGAAGCCGTCAAGGAGAGAAGGGATACAAAAGTGCGTGGGATACAATTCAGCTGTCGCAGCGGTATGCTGTTTATCACGTTACCCAGCGGCAGACAGCTTTCCTACGTCAAACCACGCATGGGAGAGAACCGTTTTGGCGGAGAGTCTGTGACTTATGAAGGTGTTGGTGGTACGAAAAAATGGGAACGTATAGAAAGCTATGGTCCTAAATTTGTGGAGAATATAGTGCAGGCGTACAGTCGTGATTTGCTTGCCTATTCCATGAAAAGCCTGAGGCATTGTTTCATAGTCGGTCATGTGCATGATGAACTGATTATTGAGTGCAGCATGGGTGTGTCTTTGGATGTGGTATGTGAACAAATGGGCAGGACACCGCCCTGGGCAGAAGGACTTCTGCTCCGAGCCGATGGCTATGAATGCAGTTTTTATCAGAAAGATTAAAAATAATTTTTGAAACCCTCAAGTTTTACAGCCTCCTGTGGCTACCAGTTAGGGAGAATCATTTCCCTAATAATACACAGGAGGTTTTTCTATATGAAAGAACTGATACCAAAGGATGAGTATGGCATCTTTGCCGATGCCCATGACACCGCAAGGGTGGACAGCCTGTATGTGGCAGAGGCATTCGAGAAGGAACACAAAAACGTGGTGCGTGAAATCGAAAGACTGATTGCACCGGATTCCGGTTTAAGCCGAGAATTTAATACGCTCAATTTTGAGCGTATTAGCTATCGTGATTCCAGAGGAAGAAAACAAAGGGCATATGCCATGACACGAGATGGCTTTGTACTCCTTGTTATGGGATTTACGGGACAGAAAGCATTAAAGTTCAAGGAACTGTACATCAAGCGTTTCAACGATATGGAGAAATTCATCAAAACGCTGGTGTCGGCAAGACAGGAGTTTCCGCTTCTTACGGAAAACATCAAGCTACTCCACGAAAATCCCAAGCCGTATCACTTCAGCAATGAATGCGACATGATTAACCGCATCGTTCTTGGAATGTCCGCTAAACAGTTTAAGGTAGCAAACAATCTGCCGAAGGAGACGAAGTCCATCCGTCCGTATCTGTCAGATGAACAGATTAAGATGCTGGATATCCTGCAGAAAGTTGATGTTGGTCTGCTCGTGGCATTCCCTGCTTACGAAGACAGAAAACGCCATCTGGAATGGTACAAAACCAAATTAGAGGAGGACAAATAATATGTTTTATGTGAAAGAACAGCTGAATGATACCGTAGAGGTGTCTATTGAAATCAATGATGAGAATGTATTCTGCCGCTGTCCGTCCTGCGGGTCGGAGGTGCAGGTTGACCTGGCGGAGGTGTTTTCCGATGGTGACGGTGACCTGTTTGGCACATCTGTCCTTTGCGACAGCTGCAGCAGAAAAATGATGGGAGGAAAGTCTTGTGGGAGTGAACAGGTATAACAGCGAGGGTTATCCTGATCCGACCACCTACGCGGCACTCACTTCCATTGAAAAGGAAACGAAAGCGGCAAGAGCGTATAGACCGATGGTGTATGTATGCTCCCCGTTTTCGGGAGATACTGCGGGGAATATTGCAAATGCACGAAAGTACAGCCGTTTCGCTGTGGAGCAGGGATACATTCCTATTGCTCCGCATTTGCTGTTTCCGCAGTTCCTTAACGACAACGATTTAAGGTCGCGTGAGCTGGGGCTGCACTTTGGGAATGTGCTGATGAGCCATTGCTCGGAGGTATGGGTGTTTGGCGAAACCATATCCGCCGGGATGGATGCAGAGATCAGGAGAGCCAAAAGGAAGAATTACAGACTGCGATATTTCTGCAGTGATTTAAAGGAGGCAGAAACGAATGGGAACTAAAGTGAAAGTCGCTGTCTGCAACCGCAGAACAGATAAGAAGTATAAAAACCAGGAAGTCGAGTGGGACTATATTAAACAGCGCAACCGTACTCCCATCCGTACCTCCGAAACCGCTGAAGAGTATCCAAAACTCAGTAAAAGCCAACGTGGTGATATAAAGGACATCGGTGGCTTTGTGGGCGGTTGGCTCAAAGGCGGTGTCCGTAAAAATGGCAATGTTATCAGCCGTCAGATTGGATTGCTCGATGCCGACCATGTACCGCAGGATATTAATCTGTGCGATGCCGTGTGTTCTGTATATGGTAACACCACTTATTTCATTTATTCTACACACAGCCACACGCCGGAAAATCCTCGCTGCCGTATTGTGTTTCTGTTCAGCCGTGAAGTTACCGAAGAGGAGTATCCTGCCGTTATGCGTATGGCGGCAAAGGCAATCGGCATGGATTATATGGACGATTCCACTTACCAGGCGAACCGCATGATGTACTGGGCATCCTGCCCGTCTAACGGAGAATTCATCTTTGAAGAAAATGACGGAGAACCGCTTGATGTGGATGCACTGCTTAATGAATATGAGGACTGGCGTGATGTATCGCAGTGGCCGACTTCTTCCAGGCAGTCTGAAGTGATTAAGGCGGCCGCAAAACAACAGCAGAATCCACTTGAAAAAGAAGGCATGGTAGGTCTATTCTGCCGTGCCTATGGTACTATCCAGAATGCGATTTCGGAATATTTATCTGATATCTATGCTCCAACCGCTGATGTCTCAGGCAGATACGATTATATTCCCGGCGAGGGGACGGCCGGTGTTGTAATTTACGATGATCTTTTCGTATACAGCCACCACGCCACCGATCCCGCCTGTGAAAAGCTGCTGAATGCTTTTGACCTGGTGCGTGTCCATAAATTCGGTGACGAGGACGGGAAAAAATCCTTTTCCTCCATGCTGGTGCTTGCCTCAAAAGACGAACGTGTCAAAGCACTGTCCTTAAAGGAAAAGCAGGAAAAAGCAAAGCTTGAATTTGATGATTGGACAAAAGGGCTGGAACATGATAAAAGCGGAACGCTTCTGAACACACTCCACAATATTCTTCTCATTATGGAGAACGATGAAAGTCTAAAACCAATTGTCTTTAATCAGCTGGCAGACGGTATGGAGATAAAAGGAGAAGTACCGTGGCAGCATCCGGCGAGGTTTTGGAGGGATGCGGACGATGCACAGCTTATCTGTTATGTGGATGAGAATTATGGTACTTTCTCGGCACGAAATTATCAGATTGCAGTGACCAAGGTAACTGATGACCGTTCCTATCACCCCATTCGTGAATATTTGGACTCTTTGCCGGAATGGGATCAGATGCCGAGAATTGAAACAGCACTGATTGATTATTTGGGTGCGGAGGATAACCGCTATGTTCGGGCAGTCACTCGGAAATCATTCTGCGCAGCCGTCAAGCGTGTCAAAGAACCGGGCATTAAGTTTGATACGATGGCTGTGTTAAATGGTCCCCAGGGCATTGGCAAGTCTACCTTCATTGCCAAAATCGGTATGGACTGGTATTCCGACAGTCTGAACCTCTCTGACATGAACGATAAGACCGCTGCGGAAAAGCTGCAGGGATATTGGGTATTGGAAATCGGAGAATTGGCGGGAATGAAAAAAGCGGATGTGGACAAGGTGAAAGCCTTTGTATCCCGTCAGGACGATAAGTACCGTGCTTCTTTTGGCAGACGTGTAACACCGCATCCGAGGCAGTGCATCTTCTTTGGAACGACTAATTCTGAGAACGGATATCTCCGTGATATTACAGGCAACCGCCGCTTTTGGAATGTGAAAACTCCCGGTACAGGCAAAAAGAAGCCGTGGGAGCTTACGCAGGAAGATGTCGACCAGATGTGGGCAGAGGCACTTTGGTATGTTGGGCAGGGTGAGGAACTTTACCTTGATGCTGAATTGGAAGCAATGGCAAGCAGTGAGCAAAAAGCAGCGATGGAGCAGGATGACCGTGAAGGTATTGTGCGGGAGTATCTAAATATTCTTTTGCCTGAAAGCTGGGAGAATATGGACATATACAAACGTCAGGAATTCATCCGTGACCGTGACAATCCGACACTGCCCAAAGGCGTGGTACGTAGGGATACCGTTTGTAATATTGAGATTTGGTGTGAATGTTTCGGCAAGCATAAGGAAGATATCAAGCCTTCCGATTCTTATGCAATTGCGTCCATCATGGCACGTATTGAAGATTGGGAGAAATCTGGAAAGTTTAAGAGCCACCCATTGTATGGCAGGCAGAGAATTTACAGCCGAAAGTAAGCAAACCGATGCACAAGTGGAGTGAACAGCTTGTTCAAGTGGTTGTTCACCCCGACTTGTTCACCTTTAAGTTCCCGGTTTTAGGGGACTTTTTGGCACAAGGTGCAACAACACAACTTAATAATGCTTATAGTACAAAAATATAAAAATTAAAGAAAAAGAGCGTGTACGAGGGCGCATATACGCACATATTCGCGCGTAAGAGAAATTTGTGGTGGTTGTGCGTTATCTTGTTCACAGTCAGGAGGTTAGTGATGGAAGTTTACAGCGAAAGCTATAAAGCCAAATGTATCAAGAAATTAAAAGAATGGGGCGCACCACTGGATGGCTGGGAGTGCTTAACTACTTATGACGTGGCAGAAGATGCGGACTATGATGATGCCGTTCTGACCGAGTGCGAATTGTGTGGGTGCAAGCGAGTACGGTATGTCCACATAATGCGTAACCCCAGATATTTTGAGGATATTGAAGTAGGATGCATTTGTGCCGGAATTATGGAGGGTAATATTCTGGCAGCCAAAGAGCGTGAACGTCAGCTGAAAAACCGAGCCAAGCGCAAACTGAATTTTCCTAATCGCAAATGGAAACAGACAAGGACTGGTGTGTGTTTCATCAGATATCGTGGTAAGAATGTATTCATTAATCGGCATGATAACGGATACTACAGCTGTAACTGTAATGGCGAAACGGAATGGCAGTATAAACGCAGACCGATCAAGGATTTCTTATCCGCCTGTTATGCGGCTTTTGATTTGGCAGACCCACAGGAAAGCGAGAAACGCCATGCGTGAAAAAATCATAGAACAGAAGCTTGTAACAGCGGTAAAAAAGCACGGCGGCATTTGCCCGAAGTTCGTGTCTCCGGGATTTGACGGAATGCCAGACCGCATTGTCCTTCTTCCCTATGGCAGATTTGCCTTTGTGGAAGTAAAAGCACCGGGAGAAAAGCCGAGGCCACTGCAGCTTGCAAGGCACAGGCTGCTTCGAGGGTTAGGCTTTAAGGTGTATGTCCTGGACGATGAAGAACAGATTGGAGGGATAATCGATGCAGTACAATCCACATAGCTATCAGAAGTTTGCGGCGGAGTACATTGAAACACATCCGGTGGCAGCAGTGCTGCTGGATATGGGACTTGGCAAGACGAGTATTACGCTGACGGCTCTTGCCAATTTGCTGTTTGACAGCTTTGACATTCACAAGGTGCTGGTTATCGCACCGCTTCGAGTGGCTTCCGTGACATGGAGTGCGGAAATCGAAAAATGGGAACATCTTCATATCCTTCAGTATTCCGTGGCAGTGGGTACAGAGTCAGAACGGCTTGCGGCATTAAAAGCCGCTGCGGATATTTATATCATCAACCGTGAAAATGTGCAGTGGCTGATTGAAAAGAGTGGAATGTCCTTTGACTACGATATGCTGGTGGTGGATGAGTTATCGTCCTTCAAAAACCACCAGGCGAAACGATTCAAGGCACTGATGAAAGCAAGACCAAAGGTAAAACGGGTGGTGGGTCTGACAGGTACTCCTTCCAGCAATGGTTTGATGGATCTGTTTGCAGAATTTAAGCTGCTGGATATGGGTGCAAGGCTTGGCAGATTCATTGGGCAGTATCGTACCGCTTATTTTAAGCCGGACAAGATGAACGGCATGGTGGTGTATTCCTACAAACCTCTCCCCGGTGCGGAAGAGCAGATATACGAGAAAATATCCGACATTACCATTTCCATGAAAGCCTCCGACCATCTGAAGATGCCGGAACTCATCAGTACCCAGTATGAAGTGCAGCTGTCCGATGCGGAAAAGAAAAAGTATGAGGAACTGAAAAAAGACCTGGTCTTGCAGCTGCCGGAGGGAGAAATCACAGCCGCCAATGCAGCATCCCTTACCGGAAAGCTGTCGCAGATGGCAAACGGTGCGGTATATGCAGACAACGAGAGCGTTCTGGAAATACACCAACGAAAGCTGGATGCCCTGGAGGATATTATCGAATCGGCAAACGGCAAGCCTGTCCTTGTGGCATATTGGTTCCGTCACGATTTGGAGCGTATCAAGAAACGCTTTTCCGTGAGGGAGATCAAGACAAGCCGTGATATTGAAGATTGGAATAACGGCAGTATTCCGGTCGCTGTTATCCATCCGGCATCGGCAGGTCATGGACTGAACCTGCAAAGCGGCGGTTCGGCGTTGGTGTGGTTTGGCATCACCTGGTCTTTGGAATTATACCAGCAGACCAATGCCAGACTGTGGCGGCAGGGACAAACGGCAGAAACGGTGGTCATTACCCATATCATCACAAAAGGCACCATCGATGAGCGCATCATAAAGGCATTGAAAACGAAGGACACTTCGCAGGCCGCCTTAATCGATGCCGTGAAAGCAAATCTATGAAAATCAGAGTCAATCACAAGCCAATCCGAGGGAACGAAAAATTCTTTTATCGGAGGTGCAGCATATGAGCATTATTTGGCAGTATTTAGACAAAAGGGGTGCAACCATCAAAGCCCTGAAGGATTACAGCAGTATGGAGTATATCATCAAAAACAACCGTGAGGAGATTGCGGATGTGCATGACCGCATGAGTGGCATCCGCAGCCCAGGCTTTGACGGAATGCCCCATGCACACAATCCCCATGCCACAGAAGACCGCATCATCAAGGGCATCACGGAGATCGATGTGCTGAAGGAGCGTTATCGGCAGGCGGCAGAATACATGGCGTGGTTCAAGCCTGCGTGGGATGAACTGACGGAGGACGAGCAGTATGTTCTGGAAACCTTCTACCAGGACAGCGAGAGCCAGACCGGAGCCGTGTATGATATCTGCGATTACTTCCACATCGAGAGGTCGAGTGCATACAACAAAAAGAACCGTGCCCTGGATCATCTGACCACCCTGCTGTATGGGAAGGTGTGAGTAATACCGTGGACGCATTCCCCGGCGGAACCTGTTATACTGATAGCATGAAGAACTGAATAATGACACGGCAAGCCGTGGCGAGAACCTCAGAGGATGATTCCTTTGGGGTTTTTGTTTTGTCGGAAAGGAGGTGCTTGAAATGCCAAGGAGACCAAAGCGGCCGTGTTCCTTCCCCGGCTGTCCCAACCTTACGGACGGCAGGTTCTGCGAGGAACACCAGAAACAGGAGAACAAGCGGTACGAGAAGTTTGACCGTGACCCTGCCGTGAAGAAACGGTACGGCAGAGCATGGAAGAGAATCCGTGACAGCTACGCTGCCTCCCACCCACTGTGTGAGGAGTGCTTGAAGCGCGGCGTCTATACAAAGACCGAGGAGATACACCATCGTCTGCCGCTGAGTCAGGGCGGTACGCATGACCGTGACAATCTGATGGCCTTGTGCAAGTCCTGCCATGCGAGGATTCATGCGGAGCGCGGGGACAGATGGCACAATCGCTGACCCGGAGGGGCGGTCGAAATCTTAAAAATGCAAACCGCCGGGGAACGGCGCGAGGGAACGATGCGTAAAAAGGGCGAAATCTAAAGGGTAATAAAGGAGAGTGATATTTATGCCAACAAAATCCAACAATACCGGCGGCAGGGGTGGTGCAAGACCCGGCGCCGGACGAAAGAAAAAACCGACTGCGGAAAAGGCCGCTAACGGAAATCCGGGAGGAAGAAAGCTGGAAGTGCTTGACATCCCGGAGATGGAAGGTGTGGAAATGCCAAAGCCACATGATTTCCTTTCAGCTGAACAGCGTGACGGCAGTGTACTGCAAGCCGCTGAAATTTATGAAGAAACCTGGGCATGGCTCAAAAAAATCGGATGCAGTTCTAAGGTGTCCCCGCAATTGTTAGAACGTTACGCAATGGCCTCCGCCAGATGGATTCAGTGCGAGGAGATGACAAACAGACTGGGATTTTTGTCGAAACACCCAACGACACAAAAACCAATCCCATCTCCATTCATTAACATCGGTATCAATTATATGAATCAGGCAGTTCGACTGTGGAATGAAATATTTCAGATTATAAAGGAAAACTGCAGCACGGAATATGATTATACCAATGCTGATCCACAGAATGATTTGATGGAACGCCTGCTCCGTGCCAGGGAGCAAAAATAAATGGAGACATGGAGAGATATCAAAGGGTATGAGGGGCATTATCAAGTTTCCAATTGTGGAAATGTAAGAAGCATAAAAAGGATTCCTGTTTTATTAAAAGGTGATTTTCAGAGCAATGGATACAAAAGAGTTTACCTATGGAAGGATGGTGCCAAGAAAAATGTGCTCGTCCATAGACTGGTGGCTCTTTCTTTTTTGCCCAATCCAATGGAGTATACCGATGTGAATCATATTGATGAGGATAAAGCTAATAATCATGTTGAAAATTTGCAATGGTGTTCTCATGCATACAACATGAATTATGGACAAATAAAAGAGAAAATCAGTGTGGCCAATAAAGGAAGAATTCTTTCTGCAAAACGAAAAAAACAAATAGGTTTAGATACATCTAAACGAAGATGGATTAATGACGGGCAAACTGAAAAGTTTGTCTTTTTCTATGAAATTGATTCCTATTTGTGCAAAGGATGGAATCAAGGAAGAAAGGAAAGGTGTTAGATATGATTGAAAAAGTAAACCCTTCGCACGTTGATAAGGTGGCTGACCGAATCGCAGGAGCCATTGTTGATTTGGCTTATGCGGAAGATGGAAATCCGAAAATTGCGGTGGAGGTGCTGATTGGGCATGGTGTGTGCCATGTGATCTGTGAGACCTCCGTGCGACTTAGCTTTGCAAAGATTTATGACATCATCCGCAGGATTGCCGGGGATGTGCAGCCGGATATTATCATCGTTCCCCAGGACGGACAGCTGGCAAATAATCAGGCAGACGGTATCCGCTGTGGTGACAATGGCATCTTCAAGGGAATGCCTCTGACAGCGGAACAAAAGGAACTGTCACAGATTGCCCATGACATTTTTGAAAAGTACACATCCGATGGAAAGTACATTCTGGACGGGTGCAGGCTGATTCTTTGTCAGAGCAATGCACCAAGTGAGGAACTGAGAAACACATATCCGGGAGCCGAGGTCAATCCCCTGGGTGACTGGACAGGCGGCACGGATGTGGATACGGGTGCTACGAACAGAAAGCTGGGCAGTGATATGGCAGATTCCGTCACCGGCGGTGGTCTGCACGGCAAGGATCTGTCCAAGGCAGATGTGTCAGTGAATATCTACGCATTTTTGAAAGCACAGGAAACCGGACAGCCTGTGGAACTGGTCTGTGCTATCGGAGATGATGCGGTGGACGGTATTCCTTATTCTGAAATCGTATCCCTTGCGGGAGATTACATTCGCTCCATCGGCGGCTTTGAGAAGTTTGCTGAGTGGGGTTTATTTTAA